CGAGTATGGGCAAAAGGGATTGAACAGTACTCATGAACCATCCAAAGAATTAGTTCTCCGTAAGCTAGAGGAAGCTCTTCAATGGATATACAATCATACTATCAATCTGATTCTAGACAGACGCTCTGGTCAGAAGATGAAGATTCGTATTGACAAGTATGATACTTGGTCTATGGATCATACTCTTGCTTATATCATCGTGCCTATGCTGAAGCAGCTGAAAGATACAAGGCATGGTTCACCTATGGTAGATGATGAAGATGTTCCAGAAGAATTTCGTTCCACTTCAGCCCCTCCTGTAAAAAATGAATGGGATCCTGATAGCAATTTTGAGAAACGTTGGGATTGGGTTATGGATGAAATGATTTGGGCATTTGAGCAGAAGACTTATTCCTGGGAAGAGCAATATTTCGGTGACTGGGTACCAGACAAAGATAAGACTTTTGGCGGTTCATTTAAAAATACAGATGATGAAGGTCGTAAAGCGCATCACAAACGTATGATAAATGGTTTCCGCCTCTTTGGTAAGTATTACGGAAACCTTTGGGATTAATTTAGAATACTGTAGGGGACAGGTGCTATCGCTCTTGTCCCTTTTTTTGTTTTCGTATAAATAATGTTAAAGAGGAAATATATATGTCTGATATCTTTGATTTTGGATTCACAGCTGTAGATGAAGATGAACTCCAAGCGGTTCAAGCAGCAAAGGCTACTGCTACCGAGGTAACATCGACTGCAGAAGTTACCCAAGAAAAATTGGATCGGCTCTATAACAGCATACAAGGATTGATTACCAATCTCAAAAAGAACCCGGAAAAAGAATATATCCTTTGGCCCGATCGTCTTGCAAAGGTCGAGCAGTTCGAAGCTCACCTACTATCGATCTACCAATCATGAGCGATCAAGAAAGATACCATGATTGGATTCTCCGTAAGTATCGAGAGATTGATGATCTAGAAAAAAATACAAAAAAGAGCGACTAGGGGATTTACATTTACACGTAAGACCCTTATATTGATACTATCGAATAAGGAGATAGGTATATGATTCGAAGGAAAGATTTCTCCTACCGCGAATATGAGCGGAAGGGTGTGACACTATGGGGCGTTTACATCGGTCGTACTATAAGATACACTGTATGTAGAACGGAAGAAGAAGCTAAGGCTACCGCGGATATTTTGAACCACGATCCTTACTACTTCGAACGCGCTGACTGGAAAGATTTCATTTCGAAAAGGACTGCCCAATGACTATTGCTACCACTTACGAAGAACGTATGGCTCTTATCGATTCTCTTGCTCCGAAGTACAATTCTCGGACAAAGATGCGTAAGGCTGCAAAAGCCTCTTCCTCTCGGGCGCGTCGGTCCGCGCGTACGAAGGTTAAGCGTGAATTCATGGATATTCCCACTGAGTCGAATATCTACGCTTACACGGACTCTTCTAAGTATGCAAAAGAATACTATGGGGAGACCCTGCACTATACCACGAAATACGATAATGATTGGGACTGATATGACTAAACAAGAGATCAATCAAATGCTTCGAGAGAACGTGCACACAGTCACGTTTACTAAAGCCGATGGAACTGAGCGCGTTATGAAATGCACGCTTATGGACTCTCATCTTCCTGACCAAACTGATGTCGAGGAATATATTTCTCGTAAGAAGAATGATGAAGTGTGTGCGGTGTGGGATGTTGAAAAGAAAGGTTGGAGGTCCTTTCGAGTTGATTCTGTAAAGGAAATTTCATGACTGGTACTGAGCCGCTCGTATACACTATCCTTATCTCGGTCGGCATCTTTGTAATGGGGGTTTGGTACGGAAAAAGTCTGCTACAAGATAAGATGGAAGACGTTATCGAAGAAACAATCAATTCTTTGATCAGTGGAGGTTACCTTCGATATAAGCACGATGAAAACGGTGAGATTGAGATTTTGAAGTGGAATGATCTGAATGACTAGAAAGCCCGTAGTGAAAAAGCCACGTAAACCTCGGAAGCCTATGACTCCTGAACAAAAGGAGAAAGCGGTTAAAGCACTTGAAAAAGCTCGAGCGAAACGAGCTGCAACAAATCCTCCCCAATATAAAAGCCTCGATCCTTCAGTTGTTGCTCTCGATGACGATAACGTTTTTAGTCGTAAGAATGTAATGGAATGGATCAAGAGACAAAAGGAAGAGGTGTCTTTCCAGAGGAAGCAGGTGAAACAGAATGTAAAGGGTGCTGATGCAAAGCTCGCCAATGCCCAAGCATACATTCGAGAATTAGATTACTATCTTAAAAATGGCACATATGTTTCTGGGTTCTATGGTCCAGAAGGTACTTCCATTGTCCGGTGGAAATGCACTCATCCGTCTTATGATAAGGATGGGAATATGATTAAAGCATTCGGGACAGATTACTCGGGAGTAGAATATGATTGAACAGAAATTCATGAACAGAGCTTCCTTCACTAAGATGGTGGAGGAAGCAGTCTTTAAAAAGAAATTGTCATACATCGATGCGGTAGTGCACGTGTGTGAGAATCAAGAAATTGATCCAGAAGATTCGAAGAAATTCATTTCTCCTGTGATCAAGGATAAGCTCGAAGCGGAAGCAATTCGTTTAAACTTTTTGCCCCGTCAAAATACTTTGATCTTCGAGTAATTTTATTATGTACAAATACTAAAATATACGATACAATACTCATTTACACAACAATATACGGAGAATACAATGTCATTTGCAGATCTTAAAAAGCGGCGTCAATCGTCCATCTCGAAACTTACCGCAGCTGCTGAAGCTGTTGGGGGTGAAAAGAAAAGCTACGGTGATGCCCGCATTTGGAAATTGCAGCGGGATAAGCAGGGTAACGGTTACGCCGTACTTCGGTTCCTTCCTGCCGCTGAAGGTAACGAGCTTCCGTGGAACCGCTATTGGGATCACGGCTTCCAAGGACCAACTGGTCAATGGTACATCGAAAATTCCCTTACATCTATCGGTCAAGAAGATCCAGTTGGTCAGCTAAACGGTCGGCTATGGAATTCTGGTATCGAGGCAGATAAGGAGAAAGCTCGTAAGCAGAAGCGGCGACTTCATTATGTTGCTAACGTTCTTGTTATTAGTGATCCAGCTAATCCACAGAACGAAGGCAAGATCATGATCTATCAGTTCGGTAAAAAGATCTTCGACAAACTTATGGATGCAATGAAGCCAGAGTTTCAAGATGAAGAACCTTTGAACCCATTTGACTTTTGGACAGGTGCGGACTTTAAACTAAAGGCTCGCATTGTCGATGGTTGGGTGAACTATGATAAATCGGAGTTTGCTTCACCGAAAGCACTTTCAGAGGACGATGAAGAGCTAGAGAGCATCTACAATAAACTTCACGACCTTCGAGAGTTTACTGATCCTTCGAAGTATAAGTCATACGATGAACTGAAAGCACGTCTAATGGCTGTACTCGGAGAAGGTGCCGGTGGTGGTACACCTACTATGGCACAAGAGTCCAAGCTTGGTGAAGAACAGGCTCCTCGTGAGCTACGTGCAGAGAGTGACGAATTGGATGACGAAATCCCATTCGATCGCTTTAATGAATCGAATGACACCTCTTCTGCAGAAGAAGATCCTGAGGATACTTTGTCTTACTTTGCTAAGCTTGCCTCAGGCGGTTAATAGTTAAACGGATCAGTAGTTACCACTACATCTTTACTATAAGAATTATTACCTCCGGCAGTGGTGACATTGCCGGAGTTATTTGTGGAGTTATCAATGTTTAGGATCTGTGCAGCACCTTCGACGTCTCCGGTTTTTTCAATGTAATCCGCTGCCATTGTACGTGCAGTTTCCTCAATCTTGGCAAGCCTTTCTCTTGCCTTATCAATAGCATATTGTGCCTTTGATCTTCCTCGAGATTCATCTCCCCAGAACACGTCTTCGCCTTCTAAAGATCTATCAATTTTACTTTGTTGATCCTGGATTATATCCTCGAAAATAGATCTGCTACTACCCATTAAAGATGCAGATATTTGAAGTTCTTCTCGAGCCCTTAGCATATTTCTTTCGATCTTTGCTGCCTGCATCTGAGCGTAGACCGCTTCCATGATGGATTTCATAATGACTTTATCTTCTTTTGAACCGCTAAAAGGTCTTTTAGTCACCTCGTAGAAAACCTCCGTACCGACAGAAGCCACGTCAGCAGTTATTGATCCAGCAGTTAGTGCAGCGCCTACTGGTGCACCTACGCCCGTCACAGTAGCCGCTAAAGCGAGTGCATCAGCCCAAGCTGCACCAAAGTTTAATGCTGCAGATGACGTATCGCCTTTTATAAGATTCCATAGACCGAATCCAGCGCCAACCCCGACGCCTATAAGAGGTAAGTTTTTAAAACCGAGTGAAGCTAATTTTTTCGATACGGTCGATTCTAAAGCTTCCCCAGTAATATTTGCTCCTGCTTTTGCCGCGGCGCCATCACCAGCTGGGGGTATGGCAGCTTCAGCCAAATTATCAGCCAAATTATCAATAGATCCAGCAGCTAGCTTTGGGAGTGCGGTTGCTACTTTGGGTAAACCTTCAGGCGTCAATCCGGCAGCGTCTAGGATCGCTATTGTCTGATTTTTTGGCAAATATTGTCCAGTTGAAGATCTATATACTGGAGCTTGGCCTTCTTGAGTTATTATTCTAATATCTGCAATATCATCCATTACACTAGGAGGTATGCCTGAAATAAGTTGTTTATCTGCGGCCTGTATAGCATCTAATGCAGCACTACGCCTCGCCAATGCTTCTAAAGCTTCTTTTTCAGCCTGTCTGGCAGCGTCAGCGGCAGCTTCGGCTGCTGCTATTTTTTG